AGTGCCACCGGTTGTATTTACGGATAAATCCGTCTTCGTTGCCTGATGCTAGCGTGCATGTTTTGTCATACTTTAGGCTGACGCGTGTGTTGTCAACCTTAGCAGTCATGACGTCGTTCCAATCAACTGTGTTCTGACCCTTGAACAGTTTCTCGAATAAGATGTATTGCTGACCGCCTCCTGCGTCACCGGTGATGTCGTTGACCACGCGGACATATCCATTGCTGGTCTCTGTAGCGACTGCCTGTGTGGTGTTGTACGTGAGCCCAAGTGGGCCCTTGTACGTAAAGCATATGCGGCGCCATTGCCATGGCATGCCTGTCGAGACTTGTATCTCGATGGCCTCCTTGAGGCCGACCATATACGGTGTGGTTGAGGTGCGGGCAGCGAGGTCGAACTTCGTTCCCTTGACATTGGAACTGCTGGTGGTGTTGTCGCGGGCTGTAGCACACCAAAGAAGTGCCCTGACAGCGTTGACACCCTGTCCTCCGGTGAGGATGGCTGGAACGTCGGATCGGTAGGTTGCGCCACCATTATTTGTGTCCGCAGTCACATTGGTGTACGCCAACATGTTGTCCCTCTTTTTTGTTGAGGTCATGTTGAGGATACTTCGCTTCGACACACGCCGTTTCGGGGTGTAGCGTCGCGTTCTCCCTGTGTAGCGAGAGGGCCGTGCGGAAGACCGGCGTTTGGGTCCGGACTTTCGGTAAGTCCGTCGGGTTTTGCGGCGGTATCGGGAGTAAGCCATTTTGCGATGTCATTGATTTGAAATCAAGTGAGGAGGTGACGGGTATTTATACAGTACCTGTACCCCGTAACCTGGGCTATAATATTAGTTTGCCCAGGTTCCTCGCGGGTTACATCACATGACTTTCTACTTCAATTCTCGATATGTCCTCCTCACGTATGCGCAGTCTGGCGACCTATCTGAGTGGTCCGTTCTCGAGCATATCAGCGGCCTTGGAGCTGAGTGCATCATTGGAAGAGAGGATCACGTTGATGAAGGTACTCACCTCCATGTTTTCTGCGATTTCGGACGAAAACGCCAATCCAGACGAGTTGACTTCTTTGATGTCGATGGCCGCCACCCAAACGTTGTGCCATCTAGAGGTCGTGCGGAGTTCGGTTGGGACTATGCAGTCAAGGATGGAAACGTTGTTGCAGGGGGGTTGGGGAGGCCGGGCTCAGGTGGACTTCCTTCGACTCCGAATAAGTGGAGCGAGATTGTCGGCGCAGAAAGTCGCGACGAGTTTCTGCGACTTGTACAAGAGCTGGACCCAAAGTCTTTCGTCCTCCGACACCGCGAGCTTCTCGACTACGCCGACCGATACTACGCTGAACAACGAGAACCCTATGTGGGTCCCGATGGTATCGAATTTGACCTTGGAATGGTACCTGAGTTGGCTACATGGAGAGGAGAGTCTCTTGGAGATGATCCAGTAGAGGGTGAGTCATACTTTTCTTCACGTCCCTGCGGGGCTGGAATAGATCTTTGGCTTGGGGTGTTTGGGCAGGAGCGTTGCCTTCAGCACGGGGTTCGCGCTATGACCACTCGCTGCGCTCAGACAATGGTCACAGCAAATCTCACCCGCGTGCAAGGTATATTCAATGTTTTATTGTTCAACTTGCTGACTAAGCAGGCAGAGGCAGGAGCCTTGTACTCTATGGTGCATCACGACTTGGAAAGACACTTTGGGCTAGATCCCTCGGACCCCACGTCTACATCATGGGAATTCTATCAGGAGCTACACTCCTTAGAGATATGCCTGACTCAGAATACGCGGTCTTTGATGATATGAGGGGTGGCATTAGCATGTTCCCCTCTTTCAAAGAATGGTTGGGCGCTCAGTCTGTCGTTACGGTTAAGAAGCTCTATCGAGATCCTGTTCAAGTTAAGTGGGGCCGTCCGTGCATTTGGTTAGCCAACTCTGATCCGAGGGATCAATTGAAGGCTGACATCACGGATCACACTGCGAAGGGACGGGTGGATTTGATTTATGAGGACATCGCATGGTTGGAAGCAAACTGTACATTCGTTGAGCTCAAAGAGCCTATCTTTCGTGCCAATACAGAGTAGCCTCTGGGCGGAAGCTGAGTTGGTCGGATGCTGTGGATCCTGTACGTGCCCTGAATAAATCCAGTACGTAATAGTCGCCCATGCCTGCGCGCCCTTGTGTTGAAAACTGTTGAGCTGCTTCACCGCCTCCTAGCTCGTCGTCGTTGTAGACTAGCGTCTTCCGCATTGAGTGCCACCGGTTGTATTTACGGATAAATCCGTCTTCGTTGCCTGATGCTAGCGTGCATGTTTTGTCATACTTTAGGCTGACGCGTGTGTTGTCAACCTTAGCAGTCATGACGTCGTTCCA